TCAAAGCCTAAAATAAGTTCATTCTTTAAGTCTACATTTTCTGCAGCTACCTGTTCAGCCCTTGTTGTCTTAGCTGCTATCTCTTCTGCCGTAGCTTCCTTGGCTTTGTTAATATTCATCTTACGGTCAAGTAGTTTAGCACGAGCTTTCTCACCCTTTGCTTTTAGCTTGGCTGTTTGCTTGGCTTCTCTAAATAGTTTTCTTACGGGACGCATAGCTGCTGAGCCACCCGGAACCATATTCTCCATCATTTCTAACATCATACCCATATCACCAGCAAACTTCTCACCGCCTACTCTGTCCTCAAAAGGTACGTCAACTCCGACAGCTTTTAATCCTTTAGTTAAGGCTACCCCAACATTAGCAGTAGTGTCAGACACAGCTTCCATAGCTACAGCTAGATTTCTAATGTCTTTACCTGCTGCTTTACCAATCCATTCTACAATAGGTTGAAGTGGTTCTGCTATAGATTCCTCTATAAAGTTTTCTGGTATTACACTGCCAATATTACTAAGTTCCTCTGCTGTTTTTGCAGTACGGGCATAGTTAAACGCAGAGTCAGTTTGTTCTGACACTGTTGGTGTAGGCTCATCAATGGGTTCTAGTTTGGGGAGATAGTCCTCTGGTGCATCACCAGTAGGTACTTGAGGAACAGCCTTAAAACCTTCAGGTACTTCACCTGTATCTACAGGCTCTGTTGAGACAGCAGTATCTAATTGCTGCCCCTGTCGTCTAGCTTTTAGTCTGTCTTTTAAAGATACTACAGTAGTGTCGGGGGCAGTCACAACTTCATCTTGTTCTGCTTGTGCTGCCTGTAGTCTCCTAGCCTTTAGTTTATCTTTAAGACTTTGACCTTCTTCGTCATCATCCTGAATAGCAGATGATAAAGCATCATCAGTAAAAGACTGCTGCCTCTTTAGTTTTAGTTGTTCTCGTAAAGAAGACATTAGTAGTCTCCGTCATATAAATCTCTACCAGTCCATATAGCGTATTTAGTAACGCCATCATCGTTATACTGCACAATGTCTCCCTTTGAATAAGCGTTAGCAGTATAGGCATTATCTATCAATTTATCCGGGGAACCATCAAATACTTTTAACCGCTTGGTTTTTTGTGCAGGTATAGCCAACTGTTTATCAATAAATGACCTTACATCTTGTGCAAGTACATTTTCTTGCGCAGCTATTGCATTACGCATAGTTGCGTCACTTGTACCATACGTAGTTTCTACGGCATTTATAGCCTGATTAAAGTTATCAAAATAAGATTCGGCATTACCTTCTGTTATCTGTTTAACTTTATCTGCTACACCATCATATAATCCTGCTTTACCCATAGTTCTTTTAATTTGCGCATTAAATACAGCGTTTACACTTTGTGGGGAGAACTGGCTATCATCTGCGGCCTCTGGGTTAGCTTCTTTCCACGCTTGTGTACCATCAATCGCACTTTGTCTTAGTGCATCAAAATCATTACGTTGTTGTGGTGTAAGACCGCCTTGAGCCAACTTCTGTTCAGCATACACAAACATTTCCTCAAAGTCTTTAAACTCTGGTGGAGATTTTTCTTTCTGTATTTTCAACTCATTTAGAGTAATACCTTGCTCTGCTGCTCTTTTACTCAAGATATGATTTTCAGCTTCACGTTCTAGTTGCTGCTGCCTCTGTAAGTCTGCTACGTCTTGACGGGCGTTGTCTCTAGCACGTTGGTCAGCATCCGTAGCTTCTTTTCTATCAGCACGTGCTTCAGCGGCTTCAGCAATCTCCATAGCTTGGTCAATGCGTTTAGTATTTTGGTCAAACGCACCTACTTCCATATCAAATCGTTGTGTGTCTCTTTCACGTTCAGTAGCGGCAACCCCAGCTTCTTGCGCAGCAACCTGCCTAGTAAAGTCTAAACCGCTGACTGTACCCATGCCTGTAAGAGAAGGCCGTGCAGCAGATGCAGTGCTGGCTACGCTTGCATTCATCCTATCTGCTGCTCTTTTTGCGGCTTGTCCTTCTTTACCAAACAGTCTTCCAATAGGGTCATCTACTTCAAACATAGACGAACTTACTGTAAGATCGGGTGCTTCAGGAGATTTACTTGCGAGAAAAGCAGATTGAGTAATAGGTGCTTCACCTCTGACATAACCTTCAAAATCAGCCGCTGCATCGTATTTTTCTCCCGCCTGTAAACCTGCTCTTGTTTTATCAACATTAGCTAAATATGCCTTTACCTTTTCTGCATTACCTAATCTTTCAAAGGCTGCTGCTGCAAAGTCAACATCTCCACCCAACTCTGTCGCAAGTAGTTCAAAGGCTTCTTTATTTTCTTGGTCAACTTTTAACTTTCTTGCTTGATAGGCATCTTCTTTCGCAGCGTTTCTAGTTTTTATATACTTACGTGCTTCACTAAGTTCACTATTGCGTCTTTCTAAAGCGTCCTGCATAGATTTATCGACACTAGATGCAAAACCAGTTAAAAGACCTCTACCAAAACTGCCGCTAAATAATCCCATTATTTCTTCCTCACCATTAAACCTTTAGGTTCTTCTATATCAGACTCTTCGTCTTTCTTTAACTCTTCAGTATCTACTTTATTTAGTTTCTTTTTATATTCCATTGCGTATTTAGCTAACGCTGAATTACGTGGCTTACCTTTATCAGGATTAGTTAAACCTGTTTCATAGTCAATACCCGCACTATCACCTAACAACATAATTAATTCCATAAGTATTGGCACTACAAGCATACCTACATCTACAGTATGTTTACCTTCCATAACGCTAGACAGTTGCATACTATTAGCAATAGAGGTTACAGGAACTCCTAATTCTAACACTTCAATAATCTGATCCATAAACTCTTCTGTTGTCATGCTTGCCATATAATACTCAATGGCTTCATCTACAGTAGAAAACTGTGATGGTTGTTGCCAAGGTCTTGCCCCTAACTCATGTGTTAAAGACATACCGGGAATAGGAGCATCAAATATTTCTTCAGCCATTTTTTATTTCATCCCTGTGTTTACGTATAACCTGCATTTGTTTTGCTACACGAACTGCTGGATTAGATAAGTCTAAACCTTTACTCATCTTGTTACCTGCGGTTGTTTTAGATAGCAATCCACCTGTAGGTTTTTCGGGCTTATCGCTAGGCATATTTTCAATATCCATATTGTAATATGCTTTAACTATATCAGTAAGCGCACGAGACATTATGCTTCTCCTTCTTTTTTTCTACTACCATATCCATAAGTTTCTTAGTTGCCCATTTTAATGGCGGTACTTTAGCTATTAGTTTAGCATAATTTTCACCGTGTGTCATGTATAATTTTTTAAACCATTTTGGTGCATCATACTGTAACCATGTACGGAAAATAAACCACTGAACATTCTCAGAGCCATATACTTCACGAGCAACCCAACAAGACATAATCCATGCACTACCAAGTGTTCCAATCAAGCTACCGATAGCATTACCTGCAGCACCAGACGATTGCTCATTAGCAATTGTACTACGTGTCTTAGCATCCAGTTCAGCAATAGCTAGTGCATTGTTTCTATCAATTTGGTTTTCAGCAGATGTCCACGCCCACTCCATTGTATCAGAATAGTAGTTCCATAAGTTGCTGTATGCTTGCTTACTAATATCCAGTACTGCTGAAGCATTAAGTTCGTTAGCACGATTGATAGCTGCTGTATCTGCAGTAGCAATTTGTCTACGCCACTGTGCATTGCTTTGTGCAATTACAAGCTGGTTCTGAGCATTGAACTGGTCACGTTGATTATTTAACTCTGCATTAAAACGCTCAATAGTATTAGCTTGACCCGCATTAAACTGTGACTGTGCATTTTGTTGTGTTGCATTAAACTGTGAAGTTTGGGATGCAAGGCTTGCAAAGAATTGGTCAACTTGATTTTGTGAACCAGCGTTGAATTGTCTTGCAGCATTCTCTGCAGCTTGATCTGTAAACATTGCCTGTACACGCTGCTGTGCTTTGAACAGTTCAGTTTGCTGCCGATTAGACAAGTTAGCCATATCAACCTGCAGAAAGTTCTGTGCATTTTGAACTGCTGCTTGTTGGCGATTGCTTAGATTAGCTGTATCTAACTGTGCAAGCGCAGAGGCTTCAGCCATTACAAGAGCCTGTGAGTTAGACAAGTTCTGCAGGTTCATTGTATTAGCAGCACGTGAGTTTTCTAGCTGTACTTGCTGCTCTGCTGTAAAGTTCTGGTTAGCAATGTCACTAATCTTACTAGCGTTCATTACCTTTGTTTGAAAGGCTTGGTCAAACTCTTGGCCCATGAACCTAGCACGTTGCTCTGCAGCCAGCATTGCTGATTGCTGTCTATTAGATAGGTTCTGTGATTCAAACTTGGCTACTGTCTGTGCATCCGCCATTGCAATAGGCATTGCAGACTCCATAGCAGCCTGTACAACCGCCTGACCAGCAAGAGATGATGCACCTAGCCCACGAGAAGCCATAGCCGATGTAGCAGCCCTCATAGCCCCTGCAGCCCATGCTGGTGTAGCACCGCCTTGAAACTGCTGCATCAAACCATCAAGTTGTGTAGCCACCATAGTTTGTGCTGAAGGGTTAGCCTGTGCAGCAGCAGCATCTGTCTGCGCAGTTACCTGTGCAGCTTTGGTAGCATCAACACCTGTGCCACTAATCAGTTCGCCTTGTTGTATCTGACGCTGTACAGGATTGTTAATAAGTATTGCATTGCCCTGTGCTGCTTGCAAGTTACCTACAGATGAAGCAGTTTGCTGTGCGGCAGTTACTTGTGTGCGTGGGTCTTGCGGATTTGATTGTGCAGCTTGAGTAGCTGTTACAGCAGCATCTACATTAGCAGTAGCAGTATCTGCTTGCATTAAATTAGCTTGAGTAGGCTGTTGCATACCTGCTGTATATGCTGTTGCTAAGTTAGTTCCTACACCGACTTGTCCAGTGACTGTGCCTATTCCGGGCTGCACTTCTTGTCCAGTATCATACTGTGTTAGTTGTGGCGTAGTAACACCGCCTGTCGGCAATGTAGGATCGTATATGCGATTGACTGTTTCTTGAGCAATACCCGGACCTTCTGATACAGCCATAGGTTGCACTGACCCACCTGTCTGAAACTTCTTAACTACACCACCTTTAGCCATCTGCATAGCTTTGTTTGTGTAATCATTCATCTTTTGTTGTTTCATAGGGTCTTGTGCAAGGAAGTCTTGAAATCCCTGCATATTACCTTGATAGCCCATAGACCGTGCTATCTTCTCCATGCCACTAGGTTTAAATGCTTTAAACATTGCCATTTTACAGTTCCCTACTCAATACTTTATCTAGTTTATCTTCTACACGATGTAGTGCTTCCATAACCTGCCTCATATCATCACGAAGTTCCATACGTGTAGCGTACTCTTCACGTGTTTTGTTTATCAAGATGTTTAACCGCTTCTGCTCTTTATTTTGGTCAGACAAAAACCATGCAAGACCAGCTACAACTAAACCGATAAGTATGTCTATGAGGTTTGTCATTTCCATGATTAAATCCCGTCAGGCCAGTCATTAATTGGTGCATTGCCAGTTGGATCACCGTTGTCATCTACAGGTATGTCAAACAGTGCAATGAAAGCATCCAAGTCTGCGGCATTGTCAATGGCAGTTTCTATTGTATTGCTTGCTGTACGTACTGCTGCCCGGTATGTTGTGATTGCACTAGGCACAGTGTATGAAGACACCTCTGCTGCTTTAACAACGTGCCAGTCGGTTGGTGCAAGCAAGCTACCCGCCTGTTCTTTTGTTTGTGCTTTGTGAATAGACTTGAGGCCAAGCGTAACAACTTGATTGCCATCTTCGTCTAATATAGGATTGTCATCTTCATCGACTTCATTGATGTCGCTAAGAGAACGTGGTATCAAGGTGCCATCTGCTTGGCGACCCCAGTAAAAGCGGTTGTCAAAGGGTGCTGCACTTGCAGGTGGCTCTTCCCACACGATATTGTAACGTGTTTTTGTTGCGTCAGAGTAGCGCATCCACACTTTTGAATGCAACCGACCTTCCGTGTCTGTCCAAGCCTTTCCCGGCTTTAAGGTTTGTAGTCCATGTTTCCATGCCATCGTCTTATCTCCTATCGTGCGTTGGCGTATTTAAATGGGGCTTCGGCAAAGGCGAGGTAGATGTGTGTATCGCCATTTTCGTTCCACTTGTTGCCCACCGATGAGGCGTTGTTCCCGTGTACCCTAAACCCATTGGAAAACAACTCCATATAGCGATTTGTGTTTACAGCCACTTCTGCAGCAGAGTCATTAGCATAGATCCTAGCTGTATCAATGTTGTAGGGTTCTGCTCTTTTGTTATCTATAATGATCCAGTTACCCGTATCGGTACTATCTTTCACCATCACGAAGGCCGGACGAAATCCGGTGTATACATAGGTGCCGTTTGGTGAATTTTCACCGTTGCCGACATAGCTTCCGGCCTTGCAAAATCCATCAACCGAATGGAACGCATACATGATAAAGCTGTGACCGTTTTGGTTGGTGGTTGTAAGGTTTGCCTTCAATTCAACCGTGTCAGCACCATTCGGAATTATCTGTGCATTACCTGTGAATGCGGCAGTGGAAGATAAGTACCCATAGTCATCACCATCGCCAGCATACTTATGCCAAGCCTGCCACTGACCATTGTTACTATTAGTACCTCTGTCCTTCATTATAAGAAACTCAGGGGTGCTTGATAGAGCATGAGCAACCGTCTGACCGGAAAGACCATTGCCAGTATAATTAATAATACTAAACCCTGCGGCTGTATTTGCACTAATTTTATTTGCTGCTATCGTACCAGCCAAAGCTGCCGTTGACGCAACCCCATCAATCAATACAGAACCACTTGTCGGAACGGCACCAACGCCTGCGCTATTTGTTGCAGTTGGTGTGCCGCCAGCTTTCCAGTTCCACGATGCATAGGAATCACTTGTGTCGTTTACGGCATTGTTGCTGCCAAGACTAAACCCATCAGCATCAAAGGATGTTAAAGTATCAGTGTTGGTGCCTTCAGCATCTGTAGTGTTAGAAGCTAATAGCTTAGTCGCACCACGAACACTATCAAATAGCCTGTGGTTTTTGGCGTTGTTTCGTTCTTTAATCCAGACCCAATCAGGCTGAAAACCAACGCCAGTAATACTCTGCGTTGAACCGTTGCCAGTATACAGCACCGTATTAAAGTAATCGTCAGCCTGTTCATCGCTGTTCGGGCCGATGGCTGGTTCTGGTAGGTTGGCTGAACAGAGGGCTAATGCATCTGTGGGCGGTTCCCACTTGAAATTACCAATACCATTAGCATCTGTGTAGTTGCCAGAGGTTGTTTCACCAGCAAATGTGCCATCTTGCCCAAAGTTAAAAAAGCCCACTTCTGTGCTAGAGCCACCGCCCATACCTACAAATGGTATCCAGTCCTCGTCTGGTACAGATACAGTGCTACCTAAGGCCCCACCATTTACCGCCCAAGCAATAGTTCCAGCATCGGCATCATAGACAACAGCACAACCTTCATTTTCAGCCCAGCCTGTTATTGAATCATATGCTGTTCTAGTTCCTTCAACATTCTTTTGACCGGTGCTTGACGAAAGAGTTATACCTGTACCCCAACCACCTCTGCTTCCGTCTAAGTCAACATTAGGTGTGTTAATTCCAACAGCGTGCATTTCATCATCTGTTGCATAATTAAACGACTTTGACCAATGCTCCCAATACCACTTACCAGACTTAGGCAACAAAAAGTTACCTACAACACCACGATTGTTTGTTGCTGTTTCATGCCGCAAATTGCCTTCTTTAAAGGTCATATTAAAGTGCCGATGAACCGAATTGATGGTAGCAAAGTTACTAGTCGGGCTATCCGGCACGACATCGGTTGCGGATAGGTTGTTTGCAGTAAAGTCATTGCCATTACCAGACGCATCATCAAAAAAGTTTTCAGTTGTAAATGGGCTATCATAACTTAGTGTAGGTGAACCACTTGTAGTACCATCATTGTTTTCCGTGCTAATGTCATCACCAAGTGTGCTATTAACCGCTGTCAGTAACTTAGTGTTAGTAACTGCTGTTAAAGTTTCTGTTGGTACAGTAATGTCACTGTCATCATCCGCATAAACGGTGTCACCAATTACATATCTAATGTTACTTAATGAACCACTCATGCCCTGTCCGTTCGGGTCGCCTAGAATAATTTTGCTTAAATTATAAGCCTTATTAAAGTTTGTTGCTTTACCGTCTGATAGTGACCAACTAGAAGATGTATTTGAAACAGACGTTAAACGTGTGCCATCTATATATGCTCGTAACACTGTGCCATCTCTTTGAAATACTACATGATGCCAAGCACCACTAGACAGAGTAACGTCACCAGCAACAGACCATTTCAATGCTTGACCGTTATTAGAATAAAAATACACGTCTCTAGTTGAAGACCTAAAGTCATAACTTATCAAATGATGTGGGCCACCTGTTGCGTAATCACCTATCCAGTTGCCATAATTAGCACCTACGTCTTGTGTTTTAAAAAAATATTCAATAGTAAAATCATCGGATGCTCCAATGTCAAAAGAAGCAGAATCTGAATAGGTAACTTTGGCAGTGCGTCCTGTTCCAAAGTTTATACTATTTCCTGCTGTAAAATCTTGTGAGTAAGGCAAATAGAAACCGTTATTACCAAAAGTTATACTGCTTGTATTAATTGTTTTTGGCACCCAGATACCGCTAACTAACTCACCAAAATCGTTTATATCGCCAATAGTACCATCAAGAAACACTGTTTCGGCTAGGTAGCCGTGTATATATGTATCTGCGTTACTACGTTTGCCAAGATAAGTAGTATGACCTGTATTGCCAAGTTTAGCCAAAGCCGATAGGCCTCCAGTGTCAGAATAATCTAGCTCACCATTAACGTAAATAAACAATTCATTGTCAGTGGCATTCCAAGTCGTAAAAAAATGATACCACGCACTTGTATCTCTTAATTCTCTAACACCGTCCTTAACAGCACTTCCACCTTGAATCCACTGTAGTTTGCCCGTTCCACTCTGAAAACCAAAACCATCAATAGCACTAGAACCCGCACCAATAATGTGATTGTAGGCGGCTACCCCTTCAGTGTCTCCTCTTTTTACCCACGTTGAAAAAGTTCGTTTAGATGTGTCTGTTGCTGTACCAAAATCAGATTTAGTAAGGTAAGCCGTAGAACCATCAAACCGCAGAGACTGAGCAACAGCGTGACTACCTAAAGGTGCGCCACCACCACCTAACGGTCCACCCGGCGCACCCGCACCGCCTAGTCCAGCATGATTTCCTTTTACAATACTCATATTTTAATTACACACCTTGTGATGTTAGTGAACCTGATACAGATAATAGCACATCGCTTGTTCCTGATGTACCCACTGTATAATAGGCTAAGTGATACACTCCTGCTGTTTGTATAGCAGTTAGTGCTGATGCATTCATCGCAACTACAGCATTGGCAGTAATAGCTACACCATTTGAATTATCCAATTTAATATTCCCGGATTGCCCAGCCACAACATTACTAAAAGTCAATTCAAAATCATTACTAGCACTAGGTGCGAGTGAGAAGTTGGTATTTGAGGATAGATCAAGTGTAGCAACTAAAGGCGATCCCGTTTCTGTTACTGCTGTCACAGCATTAGTACCATCTGTACTTAATGCACGTCCTGTTACAGTAACTTCATCTGCACCAATCTCTAATACAGTAGATGAAGTATCTTGAATCTTGATGCTACCTTCACTTGTAGCATTATCAATAATACTGTCAGTACCATCGTGATAAATCTCTAGGTCATTACCTGTACCAAACCGCAAGCGATCATCTGTTGCTGCACCACTGTCATCAAACTCAATGTTAAAGCCATCTGCAGTAAGTGTACCACCAAGAGCAGGTGATGTATCACTTGATATACTTGTTCCCGGTAATGCTTCAAGCTGTATTGTACCACCAGTGTTATCATATGTCAACACATAATTATCTTGACCTGCACCTATACTTTGATCTGCGTCAAAAGTAAATACACCTACATCAACATTACCTGTTCCTGCAGGAGTAAGAGTAATATTACCATTCGTATTTGTGCTTACAATAGAATTGCCATTAACATTCAGGTTGTCAACTTGCAACTCTGTAACGGCACTGTTTGTACCAATAGTTACACCGTCAATAGCACCTGCATCAATATCAACCTTACTAATATCTACTTCGCCTGTACCATTCGGTGTCAGTGCAATGTTGCCGTTTGTATCGGTAGACGTGATAGCATTGCCATCAATATTAATATTATCAATCTGCGCTTCCGTAACAGCACTGTTTGTACCTAAAGTAATACCGTCAATCGCACCACTGTCGATGTCTACTTTGGTAATATCAACTTCACCTGTACCATTAGGTGTAAGTGCAATGTTACCGTTAGCATCTGTGCTTGTAATAGCATTACCGTCAATATTAATATTATCAACATCAAGGTCTGTATTAATTACAACTGTACCAGTTCCATTTGGTGACAGGTTAATATCGCCGTTAGTATCTGTGCTGCTAACAGTGTTGCCATCTACATTGACATTACCAACAGTAGCACCTGAACCATTCAGCTTCAAGCGTTCTGCAGCAGCAGTACCAGTTGACATGGTTTTGAATATCATGTCAAACTCTTCAGATGTAGGTGTTAAACCGCTGGCTGATGACTCAATAACGCCACCAATTTCTAAGTTATCTGAAGCAGTTTCAGTGGAGAACTCAACGCCAGTACCGATGCCGACAGCAGGTGTACCACTACTTTGTGCTTGTAGTTTAAGAACATCAGTTACAGCATTGGTTGTAGAGTTTTCTACATTTAGTGTTACGCCTGTATCTGCTACGTGTGTAATATTTACTTCGCTACCTGCACCTAAGTTAATAACAGCAGAATCTGACGATAAAGTAACATCATCACCAACGTCCAAGTTACTTGTAATATTAACATCTGTGCTAACATCAAGCTGACCAGTAATATCTACACCATCTGCATCCGTAGCCAGTTTAGTACTGTTATCATATAATAGTGTTGCGGTACCATCTTGAGTGAACTGGGCTAAAATTTCATTGTTGGCAGCATTTTGAATTTTTAAATCATTGCTGCTTATTACTAAAGAACCAGTTCCGATGTCCGAAATAAAACTGTTACTGCCATCATGGTACATCTCTAAATCAGGAGAAACACTATTACCAAACGTAAGTTTTTCACTGTCGTCAAGATGCAAACTATCTACAGCTAGTGAGCCAGTAACTGTAACGCCCGTTGCTGTTGTTTCAAACTTTTTACTGTTATCGTGGTAAAGTTCTACTGCACCATCTGCAACTGCAACTATGCTATCTTCACCATTTTTAGCTTGAATATTTACGCCTGTATTAGCATTAATGTTTATATCTGCTAATGCGTATACATAATTTGTTGTTCCGTTGTGGTAAACTTGCAAATCATCGCTATCTCCAAATACAGCTTTAGCATTATCTCCAAACTCAAGAGCATTATCACTTGCATCAAATACAACATTATATGCAGCACCTGTAAGTGTTATATCGCCTGTTGTTGTTGCATTTACAAGATTAGCTGTACCAGCAAGGTGAAGGTCTTTATACTCAAGAGAAGATGTACCAAGGTCTAGTGTGTTAGTCGTCTTAGGACGCATTTCTGTAGACGACACAACCACATCTTGCACAGGACCAACCACAGTAATTGGACCACCTTCTGCAGCAGTACCATCGTGTGTATGTCCTGTGGTAGCATTAAAGGCTGCTTCAATGGCATCATATTCGCCATCAAAGTCAGCAGCGTTAATTACGTTACCGTCAGCAATATTATTAGCTGTATCGTTTCTAGTGTATCCTGTTCCCATAGTTTTTACCTTCTTGAGTTAGTGGCATATTCTACCGTTAATGCGTCAAGGGAAAACGGCGGTGCCTCTGTAGCAGAATCAAACAAGAATGAAACTGCAAATCCTGAACCAACAACTTGGCTTTCAAATAGCTTAACTAGCTTGGCTCCATAGGATGTTACACCAAATGTACCTTGTCCAAAGAAACCAACAGTACCCTGTGTGTTTTGAATGTTAATAGGTGCTGGTTGTATTATACCTGATTCGTCAAAATCTAACTTTAAACTTAAATCAAATGCCACACTACCTTGTGGGTCTGTATACAAAAATATCTTGTAAAAAGTTTTTCGTACACGTGGGTCTTCAATAGGAATAAATGGTGTAGCAAAAGTAATTTGTATTGGTGTACCATCAAAATCACTGCCTGATTCCATTTGATACAAGTAGCCATCATTATTAGCAAAGACTACGACTTCTGTATTTAAGTGGTAGTTACTGTCTGCTACATATGCTCGTATGCCTCTTGTTTCTGCATACTGCATATTTTCACCGCCCTGCACCGCAAACTGCGTAGCAATAATACCTTGAGCATTTTCCTGTGTAATGTTATTATTGTATCCAAGTATTCTATACTGCGACTTTTCTCTAATAACACAGCTTGAAAAATTTGTATTCGCTGAAATAAATGTTGTTAAGTTATCCTGTATTATCTTAGATACAACACCTAATCCAAAGTCACCTAGTCTATCTGTTGCACTTAACAGTCGCAGACCGTCAGGTGCTAAGAACATAATGTCACCACCGACTTCTTGAATGGTGTCACTTTCAATACAGCCAATATCATTTGTTACTGGCTGCAATGTAAAGTCTGCGATAGTGTTACCAACTAATCTTTGTATAGATACTTCAGTAAAAATAATTAACTGGTCACGAAATACTTCTAGTCCAGTAATGGGTGAGCCTACATTGATTGCACCTGCGCCATTAGCTACTGAAAAGTCATTGTCTGTATATGGTGCAGTAAAATTAAGGTTAGTTCCTTTACCAAAGAACAAAGCATTTTTAAAGTTGCTTACAAAAGATGCACCTTTTACATCTGCTGGAGCATCGTTCAGTGCCGTAAATATGCTATCATCATATGTGGCTGGTGCATTGGCACCGTCAACTATAGCAATCTTCTGCGTACCATCGTAGTTGTATTTAGCAAACCGGGTACGTGATGCACCTTCTCTACTGGTAGATATAAATGTAATGGCGGCATTATCTGCTGGGCTAGAGTTAAGTGCCGGGTCTATGCTTATAGTTGCTGCACCAGAAGTAACGCTAGGTGCTGCTGTGACTGTATATATTAAGTCTACACCAGCAATAGTAAACTGGTCTTGTGCCTGTGGAGTAGCGTCTAAACTATCTACCGCTAATGACGAACCTGTTTGGCTTCCACCATTTACTAATACAGTACCATAACTAGGCACATTTATTTTAGTATAGCCAGTACCTGTAGTGCTGTATATGTCATCATTTTTAGCAACAATAGATTGGCTTTCCCAGCTTGCTACGCCTAATGCAAGGTAGTCTAGTACGGTAGATACAAACGTAATGTCATCTTGATCTGACGGATTGACCACCATTGTCTGGTCAAATGTTAATGTTGCTCTGTTTACACCTGCAGAAAAACTCACGCCGCCTGTGGCTATAGTATATCTGAAACTAAGAACAGCGTTGTCTACAGGAGTAACTGCTAACTCTGGTGTTATTGTAAGAGTAGATGCTGTACCTACAAGAGCCGTTGCTGCGCTTACTGTGTATACAGTTGTGTCACCTGCTATAGTAAATGTATCATTTGCAGATGGGGCTACATCTAATCCGTCTACGTCTAGTGATGTACCTGTCTGCGCCGCACCTGCAACTGCACCACCTGTAAATGTCAACAGGTCACCCGCAACAGGTGTTTGATGTATATTTGCTATTGTAAGTGATGTACCACTTTGACTACCACCATGTACCTTTGGTGCGCCATATGGCGGAATTATATCACTGTCATATTTGTCGTAGCCCTCAATTCTACGATAGCCACCCTCAACAGACGGTTCAAAGTTACGTAGTATTCTTGCGCTACCCGGTGCGTTAATACCCTGCTGCAAAGGTGACAGATTACTTATAAGACCACCACGAAACTCAACGGCATAGGTTTTCCATGCATCAGCCATAAATTACCCCTATGTTATTGAAGAATATCCGTATCTAAGGCCACCACCTGTGTTTTGCGGAATCATATAAGAACGCACATACCGTGTACGGTTAATCAACATTGAACGCATATATTTAATGCCTTCATCAAACTTTTCTTTCATTACCAACGCATCTTGTGTATTACCACGGAACAAGTATGCATAGTGCATAGCACCATCTACAATCACATGAACAAACCTATCAGGTATTACTATTGTATCAGTGTTTGCAGATAAGTCAGCAGTAAAGTTAAAGTACTCATATACTAACTCATATGCAGCATTTGGTTCTGGGGATAAAATAAACTCAAGGGAAGGGGCGTGTATTACACGAGTGGGAACACCTTGGAAACTAGTGTTGTTATATTCTTGTGCTACAAATTTATCTAAGTATTCTTCATATGTCATAGGTAATATACGAGTTGTAGAATTACCTAGTGAACTATTTTCTTTAATTCTAAAAGTATCAAAGTTAATTACCTTGCAATCAGCAGGAAAAGAATAACGGCTCTGATTAGCCGTTAGTGTTAATTCTTCTACATTATGGTTAAAAGGCCACTCAAATTCAGATTGATTTATATATCTAATAGATGCATTAACAGCGTCCTTTGCGTGTGCATAAAAACCTGTCGCACTTGCAAAGTTTGCAGAAGTTAATTCAACTTCATTCAAACGTCTGTTTACTTGATTTACTAATTGTAAAAATGTCGTAGCCATCTATGTTTCCTCAAAAGAAAAGTGAAGGGGCAAGTTGCCCTGCCCCCTCAACTATTTAGGCAAGTGTGTCACGATCTACTTCGTTAGCAGCCATGTCACCTGTGTCTGCCATGTTCATCAGAACTGCGAACACACGGACTTTACCTTCAGTTGGAGCAGTGGTTGCTGCCTGAAGTTCCCAGTCAATTGTGTCTTCAGCTTCGATGAAGATTGGAGCAGATGCATCAGCCATAGTTGCATAGCCAACACCAGATGTCAAAGAAGCAGAGTCATCGTCAATGTCAAAAGATGACACAAAACGAGTAACATCTACACCAGTAACACCAAGGTTAGCAGTACAACCATCAGCAGCCGTTTGTACAGAAGCAGTCATTTCAAACCCTGCGGTAAGAATGAGTGTTTCAGCGGGTACTGTGATAGCCTGAATAATTTCCCCAGCTTCAAGTACACCGCCTTTTGCGGTTACTGCAGCAGCCAAGTCAATTTCTTGCTGTACCATGTACGGTTGACGACCACGTGCGCCTACACCACGGGCGACAGATTTAAGTGTGGTAATTGTTCCAGCAGCCATAATCTATTCTCCCTTATGCTAAGTGGTAAGAGGCGTTAACAAGTGCCTCTGGACGCAGAATCTTACGTCCGTACAAATGCATACCACGAACAATGTCAGCGAAGCTGTCAGGGTCACGGTAGGTTTCGGTCTTGTTAATCTGCTCTGCAGTTGCAACAGCAGATGAATGACCAGCAACAATCACACCAAAGTTGGCAGCAGAGTTGGCACCCGCAAAGGATGGACCTGTACCAAGGGCTGGCAGATTGTTAGACGAGTACACGGTAAAGCCATGAATGTTGTTGCTTACAACGCCATTCTGCAAACCAGAACCGCCAAAGTCAGCATCAAACAGACGTGAGTCTTCGTCTTTCAGGATTTCCATGAACACTGGGTCCAAAACAAGCCAACGACCCTGTGTGTCAACATTCTGCTGATCCAGCAAACGTGACATACGGGCGATAACCTGCAGTGGGTTAGCGTCACCAGCAGTTGAAGGAGCAGCACCTGCACCTGTACGTGGGCTGATAGCGATTGCCTCGCCACCTGTCAGCGTACCACCGCCATCGTTGAAGTCCGTACCTGTCAACTTCATTGATGTCAACAGTTCGTCTGTACCTGCAGTTGAAACAGCGACAGAACCGTTTACAGTTGTGTTAACTGTGTCTGGTGTGCCGTGAATTGCAGACTGCTTGTAACCTGACAAGTAACCAAGAACGTCTTGGTCAAACTGGTCAGCAAGGCGATACGCAGCACGGTCGCTTGCCAGTGACTGGAAGTTTACGTGTGAGTGTGCCTCTTCAATGTCATCAACCTTAAATGCAAAGTAGTTAGCTTTGTCAACTGTCAGGTTGAAGTCTTCGTCATCAAGGTCTTGAGGAGTGATTGTAGTACCACGCTCATATGCCTTAACTGTAATCTCTGGTTCTTTGATGATTTTAACTGAATCGCCCATTGAAGCGATTTCACCAAAGTAATCAGAGTTGGTGATTGCCTCACAAACAGCGGCCTTGCGGAAAGCAAGTTGCACCTGTTTGGAGTAAATTACTGGTGAGAAATTACCATTAGGCAGGTTCCCATATCCAGCAGCGGAAGTAAAAGCCATTTCCATCTCCTGTTATTAGCTTTACAGATGCAAACATTACAAGTCTTAGCAGAGGCTGAACAACGTAGGGTGTGTATTCTAGTTAGGTGGCCACCCAACTATTCAACAGGCCATGTTTATCAGGTAATCCGAAAGGGTTATTGTTGTTTGCTGATCATAAGTGTAACCAAGTAGCTATCTCAGTTACACTTATCTGACTATAGTTATATGTAAAAATAACTGCTTGTCAACCTTTTTTTACACTTTTATCTAGCAGAGCCAGATACATCATAGATAAACTTACCAGAACGGATAGCTTCCATGATTTCGTCAGACCGCTTTTCGTATTCTTGCGGCGACATTTTTTGTACCTGTGATTCTTTTAGATATGTAGTTGCCTCATTTTGCTGCGGCTTACTACGTGAATCTTTTGTCGATACAGACTTAGCTGCAGCTTTATCTGTCTTGGGCTTGTCTTTACTAATGCCCATGTCAGCTTTGTACAAATCAATGGCTCTAGCAGCAGAACGTGCGTCATTGTCATTATCATACAGTGCATCTTGTACCCACTTAGGCTGTTCTTCTGCCCACTCGTGGAACTCATCACTGTCACGGATGTCACCAAAGTCAGGGTGTAACCGCATTAGTTCTGCTTCAGCTTTTTCTTTAGTGGCACTATTCTGCAACTCATCAATTGCTTTCATACGTTCTTCCAGTGCTGTTGACTGTTCACGTGCCTTCTTCATAGCAATTGTTTCAACGATAGCTGCTACATCAGGATAGTCTGCTGCCCACTGTTCAATGTCTTCGTCAGACTTAGGCAGTTTCATTTCTTTCTGTGCAGCTTGGCTGAGTTGAGATTTAAGTGATTCAATCTCTTTCTTTAACTCTTCAGCCTGTTGTTGCTGGTGCCTACGCAAATCAGAGTAACGCTTCTTAAATGTTTTCTCTTCTGCGTTTGCAGGTTCAGCTTCTTCAGGTTCAGCAGTAGCCTCTTGCTCTACCTCACCCTTTTGTTCTTTCATCAACTGTTCTAGTTCTTCTTCTTCCATCTTGCGTTTTTCTTCGTTACTATATTTACGATTTGCAAACGCAATCTTCTTTTCAGGCTTCATTTCTTCAGCCATAATAGCTTGTTCTGCCATTGTTTGTACTTCCTTTTGTTGGGGCCAACGTAGCCACGCCGGGGTGGGGGATGGGTAGGCCAACTAATTGTGAGGTTGTTTTACAAGCCCCTCACGCAGCTTTATCTAGCAGTATTTCTTCCTGTATCACCCCTGCTATGAGAACCGCCTGTTCCACTACTGCTGCTGCCGCCACCGCCGCTGCCGCTTTTGCCGCCCCTGTCGCTAGGACTACTTGCACCAGTTGCTGAATCACCACTATCGCCGTAGCTATCCTTACCTGTACTGCTACTTCCAGTGCCGCCCATTCCACCCGGACCTAATCCACCAGTTCCGGCTGCACCAGTGCTGGTTTTACCACCGCCAATACCTACACTACCGCCTGTGTCTGAAGGGTCATCTTTATCAAATCCATATGTACCTTGTTTAATACCCTCTTTTACTTCTGCTGACTTTCTGTCACGTTTCTCTTGTGCAGTAAGACCGCTTTCTTTTGAAGTTCCAACTACGCCAGCTTCAATATCTTTAAGTTCTTGCGATAACACTGCATCTACATAATCTTTTATCGCTTTCGGGTCTTTCCACGCACCGCTTTCCCTATCTATTTCTACTTCAGAAATATTTTTAAGGTCTTCTAAAGACAAGTCTCCATCTTTATACGAACCAATTAATGAATCAGCAATAGTAGCTGCTGATTTAGAAATAGTTGCTGCTGTAGGCGCACCAGCTTTTAAACCAGTCTTAGACTGTAGTGCTTGAAGTAAACTTGTGTTTTCTACAGATAAATTCATTGCTGCATCCATTGTGTAACCGATAGCATCCAGTTGTTCTGTAGTAGCGTTATCCAACGAATCAAAACCAAAATTATTTATTGCTGTATCTCTTGCTACATTGCCCATTATTGCTTTTGTTTTTGGTTCAGCAAGACCTAAAACTGTTGACCCTAAAGCGGCAATTGTGCTCGTACTTCCAAATTGATTCATACCTAATTTTGCTTTAGCTTTATTATACGCTGTACTAGGACCAAATAAACTCGTACCCACTTTACCTAATGTAGTACTAGTGGTAGGAGTTGTTGAAAGAGTATTATCTCTACCACCGTCATCACTCACTTGTGCCTGACCAACAGTAGGTGTTACAGTGGTGGGTGCTTCTTCTGGCAATGCTGTCTGGTCGCCAATAGAACGATAACCTTCAGGAATAGGATAAACAGGTTTACCATCTACAAAAGGTATCTGTAATACTTGACCTGCATCATTTACATAAGTGCGTAACTCTGAACCCTGATAGCCTGAACCAACCATTTGACCAAAGGTAGGTATGTTAGTTGTTTGATCTGCTGTAGTATATTGTGTCCCCGTATATTGCACAGGTTGCATATAAGGTTGTGTACCTGTGTATGGAGTATATCCAGTATTAGGCATTTGTTGTGCTGGTTGAAAACCCGCTATACCTGTTCCCGGCATAGCATACGTACCTGTTCGTGGATCGTATGAAGGAACCATACCACCTGCTTGCATCTTTAGTTCATCACTATTGTACTCGCCTTCATCATCAATGTCAAGGTCATACATATCAAATGGCAAGTCATCTTGCACAACAGCTTCTTCGCTATTGCCCATCTGACCCATAGCTTCCATCTGCGACAAGCCTTGTTTTGCCTCTTGACGCATACGCATTAAGTTTTCAAGGCCAATGTACCGCACTACATCTGCAGGAAAAACAAACTCGCCTTCACTCAACTGAGCAGGAATGTCATCACGTACTTCTTCACGCAATGAACCGGGTGGTACTTCGTTGCCTGATTCCTCATCAACCATACCACCTTCATCCATAAGGCCACCCTCATTAAAGCCACGTTCTACAGGCTCAAAGAGTTCCATTTGTT